ATTTACTAGAGAATAATCAATCTGTAATTTATTTTCTTTCGTGAATAACTCAATACCATTATTAGCCGCCTCAGTGAAAAACCGTACCATTTCTGGCGAAACTTTATCCGTCTGTTCTTTCCAAAATTGATTGGAAAAATAGCCTAGTACGCCTTCACTCAAAAATCCTAACCGGTTCAATGTTTCAGTTATTACCCGTCTCAATTCATTGAAATATCTGCGAATAATCCTAAATAACTTATCCTCGGAATCTTCCTTTTCTCGTCTACCCGGTTCGCGTTTATCCCTACGCTTAAATTCCGAAGGTATCTCTATTCCCCATTGGCTTTTTACCAAAATGGTTAGCTGTTCCTGTTTATCGCGTAATTCATCCTTAGTTATTTTCATCATGGGATTTAATCGCAATCGTTAATTCTTTGATTGCTTCCAGTAAGTCAACTTCCCCAATATGCGAAGGCTGAAATATTGCTCTAATCTCCGCCTCAGTTTTTACCGCCTCTAATCCCTTCCGTATTCTGGTTTGCTCTAATCCAGAAATAACATTAGTTTCAAATTTTACGTTCGCGGATTTTCCTTCCTTCAACGCCTTAATACTCTTCCTCTGCCACTTCTTCATTTCATCTTCTACCGGTTCTACCTCTTCTACCTCTTCTACCTCTTCTACCGGAATTTCTTCTACCAGTTTTTCTATTTCTGGTACGTCATCTGACTTATAACCTAATTCAACCGCCGCCACTTCCGCCTTTATGATTTTCTTTTCTACCAATAAGGCTAAACGTTCAGCCGTTCTACTTTCCTCCTCGTTTAATGCCTTCACATTGGATAAATCAAATGCGAAATATGCGCCAGATAAAACCAAATCAGGATATTCAGTCAATAATTGTTGATTCAATACCTCCGCGAAATAATTCCATCGGGGTAATACCGTCTGCCCATAAAAAATCTTGTACGCCATTTCTACCGGGGTTAAATCACTACTGTTACTAGGCGTTATCAATAACTCCGGTACCCCTAATGCTGTACTAATCGTCCTCCGTAGTTCTGAACGAATAACATCTAAAGCCAAATCCTTAGCATCGGTTCCTAACTTCACTGGTTTTCCACCATTGAAAACGAAACCGGTTTTATGCTGATTTGTTACACCCTTAAATATTTGATTCCATAATTCTACCTGTCGCTCTAAATCCGATTTATTCGGCATCGGACTATCTGAAACTATTAGGGTAGCTGGTACCGCACTATTCTCAAAAAAACTATTCAAATAAATATCCGCGTTTCGTTCACCTAATGCCGCTACTAATGCATACCTCAATGGCGCAATTCCCTGTAAATCGTCCTTCGGGTTATACGCACCCTTGAAATAAATAACATCCTGCCGCCCAACTTCTCTTCCCTTACCTCCAGTAATAGGATTAAATCTGAATTTTGTAATCCCTTCACTGGTAATCTCTGGTACCGTTACACTAGGATTAAATCTGAATAATTCAATCAATCGTCCATTACTTCTAATCTTTTCCCAATAACCTCTACCAAATACGCAATAATCTGACTCGGTATCCCGTAAAGCCTGCGACAAATTCCAATCATATCCATCATTCCCTAAAACATCTAATACCGGATGACTTTCTACCTCTTCCCCTTCTTTGGTGTATAACTTTAATGGTGCCTCCGGTATGCTTTGCGCCCGAATTTCTATGCTTCTAAATGCGATAGCACTAGCCTCATAAGCGGTTACACCATTCCTATTACCGCCAGAATATATTAATTCACTTGTCCATCCTGGAACGTTTGTAATCGCCTTAATTGCGCCTGTTTCCTCGTCTAATTTGTAAAATTGCATTGTAACTACCTCTAAATTAATATGAACCCCATTTGCGTATTACCACTAGCCGCCCAATTTGCTAATGCTAAACTCATAACCCTATCGTCATTACTACCCTTTGCGCCTTGATATCGGGTATGTCCGGTTTCCCGGTTTATCTTCGCCTCATACGCTTGCAATTCACCTAAATATCCACGCGGTACCAATAATTTACCCTGTTCTAGTACCGTAACTAGTTTTCTTATCAACTGCCCCTTGTTTTGTCCGGTTGTCGTCCAACCAGTTACAGGTAATCCGGCTTGATAAAGTAATTCAAAATTTGGCTTGCCAATAGAGTTTAACTCTACCAATATTTCAGAAAACTGGAATTTTTGATGGGCCTCTATAATCCTGTCACGCTGAAAACTGAATTCAACTTGGTTAAATCTGTCCCAATATATTGTTTTGCCACAATCAATACAAATTCCAGTAAATACCGTAAAATCGTTGCTTTGCGCTAGGTCTACTCCAGCTACTAACCTGTGACCTCTATGATTTTCTGGCGTATCAATATGATCTAAAACACAAACGTTTATTAGGTTCCTAAAAACAAATCCGTCATTCTTGGTAAATTCCGCTAATACCTCTTGTTTGTATTCCTGTTCGGATAAATCATCCTTTAGACTGTTTATCTCTTCACCAGAAATTAACGGATTATCAAATGTTGTGTAGTGAAAATGCGCCCATTCATCCGGTTTATCCGAAGCATCTTTACAGAGTTTCCAGAAGTGGTCATAACCATTTGGTGTACTGGCGAATAATGCCCAACCCCTTGATTTTGCCAATGCTGGACGAACTACCTGAGTCCACGTTATCGGTAATATATTTCTGTACTCGTCAAATATTGCGCCCGATAAATCTAAACCACGGAAACTATCATAATTATCTGAACCAGCGGTATATATATAGGAACCATTCGGTAAAATAATGCGCAACCGCTGTAACGAACTATCCCAGTCTTCCTGGCCTACCTCCAGTAGTGAACGAAAAGCTAACTCCTCCGCTTGTCTGTATGTCGGTAATAACCATAGGTAGTTACCACGTTCTAAAATAGCTTCCAGTAAAATTATATGCCGTGCTAATGTGGTTTTTCCGAAACGTCTTCCTGTCCTAAGGATTGAATATCTCTTCCGATTTTTCAGGATAAATGCCTGTTTATCGGTCAGTCTGGGCAGTTTCGCTAGTGTCGTCTCTATCTGTTGGTCCAGTTGTACCAATGCTGGAGCTATTTGTTTCCATTCCATCTAGTAATTTCCGCCTCTTATATTCTAAAAATTCCTGTAAATCTGTTTCTTCCAATTGGGGTAAATCACCCTTCAATGAAACTTGCGGTAAGGGGCCTTCTAGACGATTAGCTATAAAATCAAGCAATCTGGGGTTTAGTGTTCTGCCGGATAACAATTCTTCTATAATCAAAAAAGCCAATTTCTCTTTTTTCGTCATTGGTGTACCAAAACGTTCCGTTAGTTCGTCATCCTGTAGAGCTAATAGCTCCTCCAGAATATCTCCAAAAGATTTTCCCCTAGCTGGCCTTCCGCCAGGATTACCAGACTTACCCTTTTCAAATGGCATATAAAAATCTACCTTTCCATGACCACCAGAGCCGCTACAACCGGCCTTCCTGGTAAAACCGCGAACCCTTATAAAACCCTATAAAAAATGCTTTTTTGGCCTTCCTGTGACGGGTAACTTAATCAGTATTAAGTTTCACGATTATTTTTATCCGATATACGCTATTTAGTGTCGAAATGACACTTATTACGGGGCAGAACCGCACCTATAAAAACCCCATTGTTTCAAAATGAAACACCCTAAAATCAAAAAAAAATAAACCTTTACTGGATATATCCCAATTGGGTTATTTAGTTACCCTGCTCCAACAAAAATCCTGTGCTTCTTTAATCAATAAAAGAATTTTTTCGGCATCTTCTATAGGATTATCTCGAATGACTGTTGCCAACTGGAATAATATGCCCCATAGCAGTAGATAAAATAGTTTAATAATATTCATTGTTCTGAACCTTTACAAATAATCTTTCAACAATTCTTTGATTGTACCAACTTCTCTGTATGCGCCTCTGGCGTCAAAATTTATTCCGATAATTTTTGAAAATTGGTATTCCATGTATAACGCTATGAGATAGCCAACTATAGCCAACATGGAAGAATTAAAATTTTCCCGGTTTATTTTTTTATTTGTTAGGGTAATGTCCACTTGATTTAATTTTGGT